ACATTGCCTGATGGAGTTGCCACGTTAGTTGTGGTTATAGATATATTTCTTGCATAATCGGGATTTGTTATAGCTGTCGTGATATTCTGAACAGCTCCATTACCAGTAATGGCTGCATGAATACCATCGGCATCGGCAGCCAGTAAATCTTGAAAATGCTGTGATATGATCCTTTGCATTATAAAATCTCGTTTATCTACTACATCAGTAACTACACTACCGGCAATAGTAACCCAAGCCAATAATATCGAATTAGAAGGAATAGAACCTACCGTTGAACTTATTACCCCCGCTGATGTTAGATAGACTTTATAAACCCCTGCATCAGTCGATAAAGTGTAAGTCTGTCCAGAACCATAATATAATTCACCATCGCTGATAAGAGCATACCCTTTTTCGATATCTACTACTGAATCAGCCCCAGCATTATCAGTAACTTTTAAAGCCCCTGCTGAATCATAGACTACACCATTTCCGTGCAGGCCAGTTATCCATTTTGCTATCGAACTATATGCTTCCTGATTGGTGACATATATTTTAAAAGTTACCCCTGCCTCTAAAGCCGAAGTCGGGATATTGACCCTGATAAATACTTTTCGGTAACAGTCATAAGGTATATCACCTAAATTAGCATAGCCATCTTTACCGACTGGCTGAAAATCTGCAAAGTTATCATTAGAATAGCCGGATATACTACCACCATCAGATCCTGCATGAATAGTAGTTGATTTTACTTCTACCCATTTTTGAATAGTTACATTATCGGTTATATCGCCATCAGCATCCCTAACCGTTATTTTGACACTTGTCATCGGTGAAGAAGTAAGCACTTTACCTTTATCATTCCATATATGATATTCTGTACCTGCTGAACTCGGTTTATAATCGCCAGCGTCACCTGTGCCATAATTTATCGCTGTTATTTCTGCACTATTAGCCGCATTCCATATTGATGGATTCGGGTCTGCCATAAAATCACCTCACTTTAAAAATTATAAGCACCTGCTTTATAAGCATAAGATGTTATTGGGTCTAACTTTTTTGTCCAAATTAAATTTCTACTGCTATCATATTTTGAAGTTGCACCATCACCATCACCATCCCAACCCGAAAAGATTAAATGATTGTCTGCAACTGTAATCCCATAACATATTGCAGAACCAGGATTCCATACTGTATACTCTGATAAACTTAATGGTAAATAATACAGTCTGGCTGAACTGTAACCAAAATATACATAATCCCCACAAACACCGCAACCAGCATAATAGCCAGCCATATTTCCAACGTAACAATCTGCTATTTTTGTTCCTGCACTACTCCATTTTTCTATTTTATCAATAGAACCTCCATTGTAAATATAAAAATTACCATTTGAATCAAGACAAAATGCACCCGAATAACCATTCCCATTCAAAGTAACAACATCTTCTACAATAGCTAAAGTTGTTGCATTCCTTTTAGCAATAGCAGACCCTACAGCTCTAATTTCAAGAGTATATAAAAAACCATCGTTCCCAAAATTTAGAGAGTCAAACCAATGATTCCCGCTTTCTATTGATTGTGTAACCAATAGATTAAAATTAGAATCATATTTTTTTAATGTTTCCCCACCTTCTTCGGTATATATATTCCCTTGGGTATCCATAGTAATTGCACAACCACCATATGACCAACCTGCATTTGAAATGCTCTTCAATAAATTGCCATCTTTATCAAATAATTTAAAAGCATTCGGATAGGCAGTAATTAAAGCATATCGTGATGGAATAGCAGTCGCTTTAACTGGCGGTAATATAATCGGCAATTCCTTACAGCCATTTTTATACAGGATTCTTACTTTATCCCCTACTGCTAAATTAGGGTTTTTCGATAGTGTAAATATTTTAGGATATGCCCTATCTGATTCGGATATAAACACATCATAACTACCATCTCCATTATCAGTTGCTACCGTGCCAGTCACCACATTGCCCCGAAATATAATATTGCCTATTGAATCTTTTATAATTGAATTAATAGGTTTAAGCATAATTAAAACTCCTATAATTATTAACAGTATATAAATTCTTTTCATACATATTGACCCCCTTAACCAAGCGAGTTTACCCCGCCAGTTACTTCAGTAAATTGTATATCCCGAAGGATACCAGCTATAACAGGTTTTTCCCGATTGCCATATTCCCATAATATGCCAACCTTATCACCGACTGCATAAGTCGGGTCAGTTTCAATAGTATAGACATTCGGATATTCTTTTCCGCTCCCTGCTATCTCAACCTTATATTTGCCATTCCCCTGGTCTTCTTTTACTTCCGCTGTAATATAAGTATTTCTAAAAGTAATATTGCTTACTGAATTTCTATTAGTCGCTTGTGCTAAATTAAGCATAATAAACACATCCTATCCGGGTTCGTGGTTTTACTGCCCCTGTTTGGCTATTAATACTTATAGTATGTATTACTTCTTCTACAAAATATCTATCACTATCATAGCCAATCTTTTTATCGGTTAATTCGACAGTATGCCCTACAATTAATTTCGGATTGAAGTTGACTAAAAAATCAGGTTGCTTAATAAATCGATGGCTATCAAGTATAATATTTTCCCCTATTCGTTTACATTGAGCTTCTGTTTCGGCAAGTGGAAATTCAAGCGTGCCTTCATTATTTGGTTTGCGTTCTCCGTATAAAGCGATAGAAGCTGAATCGGTTACAGTTGCCTTAATTTGAGTATAAGTTATAGTTGATACAACTTCTTCAGAGGGATTTTCTTCTTCGTATTGTTCTTTCCCACCATCAGTTTGTTCTTTAGTTTTTATTTCTATTGTTATGGTAAAAGCACGTTCTTGAAATTGAAAACCACCTATTCCAATCATCATTCTATGGATTTCACAATACTTAAAACTTTCCCTATATGTAAAAACATCACTTCCCGTAACCGTATATATAACATCTGTAATAGTCAAATCATTATTTAATTTTGTTACTGTAAATCTATAATCCTGAAAAGGATTAAAAGGAAGTCCAGATTGAATAGTAGAACCTATATATTTAGCTGTTATTCTAAAATTAGCATCCTCGTCACTCCAACCATCTACTGTTTCACCTCTTGCAAAGCTATTATTATATGAATGAGATTGCTTATCATAAGTTGGTTCATATGGTGGTACTTTAAGTTCATTAATGGTTATCGTTTCTTCCTCGAATATTGCCCCCAATATAATCAGCTTATTTATTATCCCCTTATCCGATGTTTCCAGCCCTAATTGGACAAATTTATCTTCTCCGTATTCCCAGTCAGTAGTCGTTTTTAATTCTTTGGTTTTTAAGTGCATTATTCCACTTTCATCAAATCTCACATACCAACCCTCAATAGCACATTCTTTTTGAATCATATCCCAAATATTTTGGTCTTGAAATGAATGGTTGATAGTTACCTTATCGCCAATAGGCACATCAATATTAGTTATCTCAGCTTGACTGGCAAGGTATTTTACTATTGAACCTCGATATGCTTTTTCAGCTGATTCCTGAACCGATATTAAGGTCATAGTTTTGTCTAATAGCTTCTTGCCGTAATCCCTGCCCTTAATATTTAATCTATAACCGCCATCATAAGAAGTCATTGTATTATCAATTAGCCCTGTAAACATTTTAATTTCTTGCCCGTTAATAAATACGGTAATTATCACAACCGAATTAATAGCTATATGGGAATCGGTTAACGGGGAATATTTAGGGTCGCCAAGTGATAATGAGAATGTGCTTATATAATTTAAATTATGTGCAATAGTTATATTACCTACAATGGAATCAGAAACGTCTTCACCGTCAATGGTAATAGTCATTCGCAGGGATTGAGAAGTATCAAGGCAAGCTCCCACTACATCACGAACCACGTTAAGCTCGCCATCAATAGTTTTACCAAAAAATTCGCCTTCCTGATTAACAAGTAAAGTACCGTCTATTTCTGCATAAGTTTTCTGGTCGCTATCCTGTTTATTTACCGCAATAAAACACGATAAACTTGTTTCCATTTTTACACTTCCTCACAAATTAGGGTATAATTAGCTATCGTAGAGAAATAAAAAGTATGTTGATAAGTTAAAATATGAACTAAATATTTAGGTTCATATTTCACTACTATATTATTATCTACATCAGTCGGAGCAGTCCCGAAGGTCATTACTCCAGTATCTTTATTAATATAAACATTCCCAGCTGCGGGATTGGTCGCTGCTGTTACTGTTACATCCAACCCACTATCATTAACCTCTACAACTGGTAATGGAGTTTCCCCTGAAAGTAATCGCTGTAAGGTCCATGTTTTAGTCGAGCCATCACCCGATAATACTTCGATAATTTTATGATAATCAATTAAATATAAGTTCCCCTTTTTCTTTGCTTCCTCTTTAATTAAAAACATCTCACTATCTATTAAGCCCGGTAATGTCCATCTATATTTATCAATAGATTGGTCTTTGGAAGTAACATTCCGGTTAATTATCATACTGCCATCAATAGTTCTGTCGTAAGTTTCCAACTTTCTTACATCATGTAAAAGGTTCAACGGATTTATTATTGTTGTATTGCCTATTGATATCTCAGCCATATTTACCTCCTATGCCATACCTGGAATTAAAACATTACCAGACCTGTCAAATTGTCTTGAACTTTCATCAAGTGCTTCCCGAACTGCCCTTTTTATATCTTCTACATTACCATTACCAGCTACATTAACTATTATCGATGGGGTATAAGAATTATTAGTAGTATTTTGACTTGCAGGAGTTATTTTTTCCCCTTGATGTACAACTGCCAATTCTGTTCTGGGGACATAAGGAGTACCTGTTTGGTAAGAAGGAGTCTTATTTGCTTCTTTATATGCTTCTGCCCGTGCTTCTGTAGCTGCTATTTCTTCTGGAGTTACAGGATGTTCTTCTAACCATTGTTCAGCTGCTAATTTTGCTGCAACTTTAGCAGCAGCTTTTCCAGCTTCTTCTATTTTTGTTATCAATTCACCATATTTATCTTTTATGCCCTCAATAGCTATCTTTTGTTTATTAGCACTTTCTTCCGTTTTTCCTGCTGTTTCAATTTGTGCTTTCTGCTGTTCTTCTAATTTCTGCACAATCAAACCAATTTCTCTTTCATATACTTCTTTAACTTTTGCCAATGCTTCTTCTTGTGCATCTATCCCTAAATCAGCTCCTAATATTGTAGCTTCTGCTTTCTCTCTTTCGAGTTGTAATTTTCTGGCTGCAACTTCTTCTTCGGTATGAGTTAATTCATATAGTCTATCCTCTATCGGTTGCATTGCATCGGTGTATCTTCCATAAGCAGTTTCAGCTTCATCTGCTAATTTCTTGTTAGCTTCTGCTGTTTCTTCTGCTAATCTTGCCACCCATTCGTCAAAAGTTTCTATTTTTTCACCAAATTCATTAAGTGCTTCTTTGGCATTATCAGTATTAGTTTCAAGTCCATCCATTGAAGTAGCTAAAGTGTCAATTCCTGTAGCTGCTGTATCTGCTTTTTCCCCAGTTTCTTTTGTTGCTGTCGTTAATTCAGCATTTGCTTCAGTTACTTCTTTAGCTGTTTCTTTATATAATCCTAATTTTTCTAATAACCATTTAACCTTATCCCAGAGCCAGCCTAATGCTTCAGTTATTTTCCCTACTACTGCAATAGTAAAATCTCTTATTCCACCGAAATTAGTAGTCCAGGCAACTGCTAAAGCTCCTACTGCTAATATAAGCCAGCCTATGGGACCGGAAGTAATTGCCAATGCTTTTATCGCTACACTAATAGCTGTTATAGCTACTTTCATTTTTAAGAAAGCAGATATAGCCAATAATATGGGACCGCCTACCGCAGCTAAAACCCCCAGCGTAGCCCCTACTTTTACCAGCATTTCGACTAATGGTTTATGAGCGTCAGCCCAAGCCTTAATTTTCTTAATTATTTCTAATACTTTTTCACTAAATTTAATTAATGGTGGTATTAATATAGAACCGATATCTCTACCAATACCCCCGACACTTTCTTTTAAATCAGTCAAACGATCATTAAATTCGGCTGCTTTTGCCGCTGCTTCAGTAGACATCACTATACCAAGCTCTTTAGCTTTCTCCATTAAAGCCTCAATACCATCGCCACCCTCTTTCAACATAGGCAATAATTGAGTTCCGTATCTTGCCCCAAATATATCAGTAGCTAAAGCAACCTGTTTAGTTTCATCAGTTAATTTTGACAGTTTAGTAGCAGCTTCTTTTAAAACATCCATTGTCGGTCGTAAATTACCTGCTGTATCGGTAACGGATATATTTAATTCTTCAAAGGCTTCTTTAGCTTCACCTATCCCCTGTGAAGCGTCATTCATTCCACGAGCCAAAAATCGAAGTGATTTTTCTACTGTATCTAAATCAGCCCCGCTAATTTTAGCAGCATAACCTAAAGCAGATAATTGCTCAACTGATACATTGGTCCGTTTAGACATCTTATCAAGTTGATCGCCTAATTTAGTAGTTTTCATAACTATTGCACCGAATGCAGCGGTAATCACACCACCGGCTATGGCCATCCCTTTACCTATACCAGCCAATTTTTTCGACATAGTAGCAGCAGATTTTTCAACCTTACTTTGTGCTTTGCCTAAAGACTGCACTAATTTATTATCTTTAGCTGTGATATCTACAAAGGCCTCACCTAATTGCAATAGTCACTCACCACCCTTAAAATTTCTTCGGGGTCTTTAATCCCCTCTTTTTTGCCAGCTTAATTAAATCTTCTGTCGTTGTAGTATCTTTTTGCTTTGATTGACCGCCTGAAAACATCTTCTCAAGCTCTGGTATATCACTTATATAACTATTAAATTGATATAAAGATAAATCACCTAATTCTTTAAGTGAAAATCCATAATACCTTTTTAAGAGAGCAAAGGCTTTATGCCAGCTTATTTCTTCTTTGCTCCCTTTTTGGGGTTTTTTACCGTCCCCCCTATCTTCATTAATGTATTAAATATTTCATCATAATTATCTAAATCAATTAATTCATCTATATCTTGTAAGGTTATTTCTGGCTGATATTTTTGCAGGCTTTTCCATAGCATAAAGCAGACCCCATCAAAAGTAGCCATCTCTTTCGTTTCGTTTACATTACCATCCATAATAGTATTTATAGATTCAATTCTTTCATCTTTATCAGCTACAACATCCTGAATAATTTTGATCCGTTGTCCTTTTAGATATTGCCTGAAGTCTGCTAAATCACGCATATTAAATATACCCAGTTTGTATTCCTTGCCTTTAATAGTTATAGGAATACCGCTGCCGGTTATATTTTCTAATTTATCTTTTTCACTCATATTTCACTCCTTATTTATTTTTTAACTTGATTCTGAACTCAATATACTATCGCCTTTAAAACTTAAACTTTCATTAACCAAAGTATCTACTGCTGATGTTATACTATGTGAATCTACAATCACCCAGCCTTCATATCGCAAATCATTAGCTTCATCAATATAAAATCTGATAATCAAGTTATCGGTTATCCAATCAAGATTCTCTTCGGTTAGGAAATGCCGTTCTGCACTACCTGTCCAGCCCTTTAAAGCTGCTATATATGTTCTATGCCCATCATCGCAATAATCAGTCGTCTCCAATATATCGCAAACATTATCAGCATTCCAACTAAAGAAGCCACATACTTCTCCAACTTCACTATATGAATGGCAAGTCCAGGTAACCGTATTATCAGATGTTTCGCCACCAACAGTAGTTCCCCAAGTTCCAGGTTCAGTTCCACCTGTTGTGCCTGCCCCACCTGCTGCAACTTCATAATAATAATCATTTGGAGTCGTTGGCAATACTCTATCACCTACCGCCTTCTCCGTTGTAGCTGTCCAGTCAATAGCGTCTTTATAAGCATATACACCCTCATTCCAATATTTATAAGTTACATAGACCGTATCAGTCCCGCCATCATCAACTACCAATGAACCTTTAACTGTGCAATAATATGCTTTTGTTATCGGATTATTACCTGCCCCGTCAGAAGTTACCTTGCTAACCAACACATTAGTATTAGCTAATGATTTTACGCCAGCAACTAACGTTACACTTTCATTGGCTACATCTATACCATCACTATAGCAAGCATAGATTGCCCCTACTTTTCCAGCCTTTTCAGTCAATTTACATCACCTCTAATCATAATCAATTTATCTTATGCTGAAGTTAAAACACATTCACCAGTCCCCTGAAAACTGACAGTTGCAGTTACTAAACCATCAACCGAACTGGAAACACTAATACCAGTTACTATTGCATCTACTGTATATTTCTCTGTCGATCCTACAACACTAAATATTAAATCTGTAATAGAATCTCCAATACTTATTGTATTTGCTGTATCCCAGTTAATTTCACAACTTCCAGTACAACCGTCAAGCCCTGCAATATAAGTTCTGTGTCCGCTATCATCATAATCAGTTGTTTCTAAAGTATCACCTACTAAATCAAGACTCCAAGATTTTACGCCTGCAGTTAATCCTGTACAAGTTATACTTCCACCATATCCAGCTACTTCCATTTCATATCACTTCCTTTCATTTTATTTTTTCTAATATATATTTCTCGTTTACTTCAATCTCATTGAAAAATATAATCTTCCAACCGTACTTATTAAATACTTTTTGTCTTTTATTCTTCCACTCTTCTATGCTGCTTTCATGATTTCTCAATTTGTAATATCTTGCATAAACTTCAATAGCTATCTTTTCATGATTAGTATTTATAAAATCTGGGTTGTATCTTTCAATAAAGAACTTCCCATCTCCAACATATTTATAAGGTAAATTATATTTATCAATTATCTTTTGAAATTCATCCTCAAGAGATGTTGGAATTCGTCTATGTAATATTTTTTTAATATGTTCTGCTGAATGTTTTTTACCTTTGAGCGCTAAACTAATTTTACTTCGTGTTTCTTCAGAAGGATGTTTACCCAACCAATATCGAGCACTATTTTCACTCATTTTTCTTTTATGTTCTGCGGAAAATTTTTTACCAGTTGCCCAAGATATTTGCCCTTTATTTGCTTCACTCAATTTTCTTTTATGTTCTTCTAAAACAATTCTATTTAATTGAGGATAATCTTCTTTTGTTTTCCCTTTATTCCAAGGGATATGTCCTTTTTTAAACATTATTTTTCTCCTACTTTTGCACCTCAATACGATATTGAACATCCATTTTCCAAATCGAATTCTCTCGTGTTAAAACATTAAATTCCCTTTTGACGTATATTGAAGAATATCCTGTCATTGATAAGCTGACCCAATCATAACAAGTTTTTAACTTTTCAAATATATCTAATATAGTTGTCGAACTATTATGGTCATCGAAAATAGAAAATTGTATTAAAGAATTTTCCATGTCTTCTGTATATGTCCAGTCTGCAACATCGCTTATTAAGTGATATGTTGCGTATGGATATGCTGTCCCCTGCGGAGCTTCGGTAAAATACATTCCCGATACTACTGCCTTGAGGGCTGCGTTGCTATTATATTTATTCCATATACCTTTAAACAAACATTCCATATATAATCTCCTTAAATAATCTTCTTAAATAATGCTAATATTCTCTTTTCGTTCTTATGCAACGCAGGCCTGAGGAAAGGCTGCGGACTTTGTTTTTCTGTCCCTAACTCTACATATTTAGCATAGGTCACATTCGTGCCAACCCTGCCAGCCGTGCCTTCTGTTTCATGAGTAATTGAACTTCTTAAACGACCAATCAAGTGTCTACGGGACATGATAATTTCGCATCTCTTTCTACCATCAGGCATGCTTTTTCTATTTTCTGCTTATTCGCTTTATTTATTTTGCTAATAACTTTAGCACCATACCATTTAACTTTAGCCACGTAGACAGCTCACCCCCTTTAAACTTCCTTCTTTAAGGTTATTTTTAATCGTTTCCCCTGTGTATGCCCCATATTATTAATATAAATAATCTTATATGTGGTCGTATCTTTAACGAATATATCAGCTTCAGTTATTGTTTCGCCTATGGGGTAATCGATATACCAATAAAAATCTGCAATGACTGTTAGTTTATCAGCCGAAAGTCGCTCTGAACCTCGAATGGTAGATAGCACGCCTGTGATATTACGCAAGCCAGTCCAAGAAATTATAAATCCTCCAAGTTCATCCGAAACTTCAGTTTTGCGTCGAAGTTCAAGGGTTGTCTTTTTTCCAATCATATTTTAAAGCTCTCCTCCACACCTATTACAAAACATTAAACTTCTAATACTTCCATCTAATTTAACATAATTCATAGCTCCACAATAAGGACAAAAGACAATTTCAAAGCTATTTATTTTTTCATATAATGAACTTCGCAATACTAATGGATCATTAGTATTATCTATTCCATGTATGTACATTCTTTATTTCCCCCTTTATACAATTTCCCTCTTAATATACTTATTTAAAATAGCCTCTGCTTCTTTTGGTATATCGCCATCCTCACAAGTTATACTTATATCCCCTACCTTATAACTTTTTACCCCGTGAATTTCCTCCTGTCGTTTTTGATAGATACTCTTAACTATAATC